CATCACTGATGGTCAGGGAACCGACACTGCTCTATCTGTGTCTACATCTCAGGTAAAGGTAACGAATCTTCTGATTGATTCTCCAGCGAGGTCTACAAGCGACGAAATTCTGGTGAGAGATTCTTCTACTGGATTGATTAGTACTCGCACCTTGCCGAACCTGAAGACTGTTCAGATGAGCGCAAGCTCTGGGACAACCACCAACGGAAACGGCACGGCGATTGGTATTACCGTCACGGATTCATCGGGTCACGCATCTACGGTTAATCTTCAGTCAAAGCAAAACATCAACCTTCGGTCTACAGGTGGGACAATCAACATCAAGTACGACACAAGAGATGTAACAAAGGTTACCGCAGCCACAAGCCTTAGTGCTAGTAATGAAACGGGCACCACAGTCTTTTTGGATTGCACCAGTCTTGCGGGAGACACCCTAACACTTCCAGCCGCTTCTGAGGGCAGGTTTCTTAGAGTGTACGTTGATGTGGGCTCTAATACTGCTTGCAATATCAACGCTGCCTCTGCAGACTACTTCTATGGGGCAATCACCCACGTGTCTACTACAGACAACAAGGTCTCTGTACAAAGAGTCCTGCGTGCAACTGCAGCAGCCGCTGTGTCTACGCACAATCAAATTACTCTAGACCAAGACCATAACAACATTGGTGGCGCAGCTGGGAGCTGCCTAGAGCTTACCTGCTACGATAGTGCAGGCTGGTTTGTTACCGGAACTCTTATCGGAAACTCAACCGTGCCAAGCTCTATCGCAGCAATCAACGGACAATAATGACAACCATGGACCCCACCCTGAAGGAGCTCTTCATCTCAGAAGTAGCCGACGTCTTGGCGCAGCTTGAAGACGTCATTGAGAAGTATCAAGTGAACGAAAGGGTGGCTTACCTTTTTGGTCTGGGAATTGTAGACGACATTCCAGACATTGGGCCTGCTTGGCAGGTGGCCAGCAAATGGCACGTAGATAGCCCGGAAGAACTTGCCGAGCTGTTCACAGCCATCATGGCCTCTTACGAGAAAGTATCTGAAGATGATGACATCGACATTGATGACATTGACCTAGGCGACCTAGGCTTCAACCTCAACTAAATACAATGGAAAATTTGATTAGAAAAATCGTCATCGGTCCAAACCCGAAGGATGCGATGGCGTACTACGTCGGCATGAAAGCTGGCGCAGGTAAGGTTGTTCTTATCGAGGAGGATGACCGCGCTATGTTCAAGCACAACATTCGTAGGTACAACATCTACACTCAGGACAATGAATCGTCCTACCTGTGGAAGACTGTGGAGAACACCCCAGTCATTGTTGAATACGATTGTAACTTTGAATGAAGGCACTGTATCACTTCGTGGTGAAGCTTGAGAAGACTCATCACGACACAATCGAGCTGGACAACGGCACGGAGATTTACGTCGACCCCAAGTGGCAGGAGTTCGAGCGCCGTGTCATGTACGGTGAGGTGACGTCAACACCAGTCAAGTACGACGTGGATGTGAAGCCGGGGGACACCCTGTTCTTCCATCACCACGTAGTTATGTCCGATGCTTTGAAGGTTCAGGTAGACGACGAGGACAGGTTCATCGTTGGATATGACCCAGTAAACACTCTTAGCTGTCACGCCATTGCGTATCGCAGCAAGGATACTGGTGAGCTTCACATGCTCGCGGACTGGGTGTTCCTGCAGCCAATCGAGGAGGAGGAGCCAGAAGAGAGCGAGATTATTGTAGTTGACCTCAAGCCTAAGACTCACCTCAAGGCAAAAGTTTTTTGCTGCCCCAAGGACATGATTACTCAAGGCGTCAAGCCGGGGGACACCGTAGGGTTCAAGCAGAATAGAGACTATGAGATGCGATTGGAGGACGACACCACTGTCTTCCGTATGCGCTCAGAAGAAATGATGTATGTCGAGGAGTCCTAAGTTTCAGACCATAGAGGCTTCTCGCAGGCTGATGGATAGCATGGCTGTTGCAATCGACAACATGATTGAGGAGGTCAAGCGTCCCGTCGACCCTGAAGCTGGTGGTGCCGCACGCAAGGCTGAGCTGCAGTCTATCAAACAGACCGCTACAGATTGCAAAGAACTGTTAATCGAAAGGCAGCGGCTAGAGCAGATGGTCAAGGACCTGAGCGAGAACGGCAGCATCGACCAAGACAAAGACTACTCAGGTGGCTTTGCAGAAAGATTCAGCAAGTGACAGGGCTGATAGACATAGAGAAGTACGACGAACCAGTCGTATCCATTTGCCCGCGCGGCACTGTTGGAGACGTCATCGACATCTCTGGTCTACCTATCTGCTTGCCTAAGCAGCCACGAAAGAAAGACATTGCAGGGTACGACCTACCCACCCACCTACAGACTTGGGCTAGGACAGAGATGCCTAGTGAGCTTGCTCGCATCAAGTCTATGGACGAGTGGTATGAAATGCCCAAGGAGTTTCGCCAAAGGTTCTCTCCCTTTATCGAGGAAGAGTTCCGCAGGCGCAGAGAAGGGTACTGGTTCTACAACAACGGAGAACCTACCTATGTCACTGGACGTCACTACATGATGCTTCAGTGGAGCAAGATAGATATTGGCTATCCTAGTTTCCTAGACTTCCAACGTAAGCTCTTCGTCCATCAGGCCGCGTGTGAGGCTGACCCCAGATGCCTTGGTCAACTGTATACCAAGTGTCGTCGCTCAGGGTATACCAACATGTCCGCCTGCGTTCTTGTAGACGAAGCCACACAGGTCAAGGACAAACTTTTGGGTATCCAGTCGAAGACGGGTAAGGACGCGCAGGAGAACGTCTTCATGAAGAAGGTCGTTGCTATCTTCAAGTCCTACCCGTTCTTCTTTAAGCCCATCCAAGACGGTACTACCAACCCGCGCATGGAGTTGGCGTTCAGAGAACCGTCTAAAAGGATTACCAAAAACAACAAGACCTCTATCAAAGGGGACGCCCTGAACACAATCATCAACTGGAAGAATACCACCAACAATGCCTACGATGGCGAGAAGTTACATATCTTGTATCTCGATGAGGCAGGCAAGTGGGAGAAACCAACAGACATCAGAGAAGCATGGAGGATACAACGGACTTGCTTGATTGTGGGACGCCGTGTTATCGGGAAGGCGCTTGTGGGCAGCACCGTCAACCCGATGGACAAAGGAGGTCAAGAATACAAAGAGCTTTGGAAAGATTCAGACCCACAAGAACGCAACAAAAACGGAAGGACAACCTCAGGATTGTACAAAATCTTTATTCCGGCTTACGAAGCCTTAGAGGGCTTCTTCGACAAGTACGGGAAACCAATCATCGAGAGTCCGGAGCAGGAGATAGAAACACTGGACGGGGAAACCGTAGAGATAGGCGCAAGGGAGTTTCTAAAAAACGAAAGGGACGCTCTAAGGCATGACGCTCGGGAGATGAACGAAATCGTTCGCCAGTTCCCCTTTACTACAGACGAGGCGTTCCGTGATAGCGTCGAGGGCTCTCTGTTCAACATCGGAAAGATTTACGAGCAGATTGACCACAACGAAAACATGTATCCAGACCCCGTTGTGCGTGGCAACTTCACATGGAAGGGGGGCGTTAGAGACACGGAGGTCGTGTTTGTTCCTACTTCAGAGGGCAGGTGGTTTGTGTCTTGGATGCCTCCTCTTGACCTCAGGAATCAAAAGATTACTGAAAGGGGCAAGCTTGTAGCCCCAAACAAACTGATTGGCTGTGGTGGTGTTGACTCCTATGACATCGACGCTACTACAGACGGGAGGGGTTCAAAGGGAGCGTGTCACATCTACAACAAGTTCAACATGCGGGCCCCCTCTAACATGTTTGTTGCAGAGTACTGCTCCCGCCCTCCTATGGCAAAAATCTTCTACGAGGATGTGTTGATGGCGTCCTTCTTCTTTGGCTACCCACTCCTCGTGGAGAACAACAAGTACGGTATCGTAAGGTACTTTGAATCAAGGGGTTACGATGGCTATCTACTTGACAGACCACAACACCTTACTACGGCGGGGTCTGTTGCAACTAAGACCAAGGGCATCCCGTCTAACTCACAGGATGTAATCCACACACATGCACAATCTATTGAGGACTACATACACAATCACGTGGGAATCAACGAGAAGGGTGAGGTGGGTAGGATGTATTTCAACCGAACTCTAGAGGATTGGATTGGGTACAGAATTGACAACAGAACAAAGTTTGACTTGACAATTAGTGCGGGGCTTGCGTTGCTTGCTGCACAGACTGTCGTACAGAAGAAAAAAGCGGCTGACTTTACAGGCAAAAAGTTTTTCCGCAAATACACTTACACACCGGGCGGGCTCTCAAAACCCTCTAAGTGATTTTGTTTATATTTGCACATTGCCTGTAATACAGTAAGTAATGAAGGGTCACAAGCCAAAGTCGTATTCCCAGTTCCCAGACCCTATGGCGCCAGCGAGCGTTAAGGCAAGCAAGGACTACGGCATCGCTTACGCTAAATCTATCGAGGCACAGTGGGGAGGCCTCGACGATTTTTCTCACGGGTTCGGAAAGCGACTCGTCGAGTTTAATCGAAACAGAGATTACGCTAACGGTACGCAAGATACATCAATCTACAAACAAATCCTAAACAGCATGGACACCCAAGCGGGTGACGGAACGCTGCTTAACCTCGATTGGTCACCAGTTCCAGTCGTCCCCAAGTTTGTTCGGATTGTAGTAAACAAGATTCTTTCTCGCAAGTTCCGCCCCAATGTGGAGGCGATTGACCCTATGTCAAAGGACGAGAAGGAAAAGAAAAAGATTCTAGCCAAGTTTGCTATTGAAGAAAGAGAGGTCATTGAGGAAGCTAAGTCGCTTGGGCTCAACACAGCTGCTGTGCCAGAGGGGCTCCCTGACAACAGCGAGGAGGCTGAGATTTACTTGGCTGATAGTATCAAGACTAGTGCTGAGGTGGCTGCTCAACTTGCTACTAAACTTACTCTTGATTGGAATGACTTTGATGACGTCGTATTCCGTAGAGCTGTGGAGGACCTTGTGGTCAACGGCATGGCTGTGGTTAAAAGGAGCAACGACCCGAGTTACGGAATCAAGACGGAGTATGTAGACCCCGCTCAGTTCATCCACTCCAGCACGGAGGACCCCAACTTCTCTGACATCGTATACGCTGGGCATGTCAAGCGCATGTCCATCCAAGAGCTCAAGAGAGTTGCTGGGACTGACATCCCGGAGGAGGAGTACAAGAAGATTGCGAAGGCTGTGATGAACCGCACCTACAATAACGCGGCTCAGTTCAACCAAACTGTTTACGACAGAACTCGCGGCACTCACGTCTACGGCTACGACGAATACTTGGTCGACGTCTTGGACTTTGAGTTCCTTGGTGTCGATGATAT